GTCAAGATAAACCGACTCAAGGTTTGCATCCCCCCCACTTCGGTAGAGCGAGGAGGACACAAGTGTCCCCCTCATCCGAAGAGGAGGGAGACCCCCTACTGGACCTATATGGTCCCACCCATTTCTGGGTGCCATTGCCGATTAAATCGGCAGATAAACACGCCTAAGTCTGATCAGCTTAGGCCGGCGAACCATGGGAACGATCGAACGCTCCGAAGGTTCAAACACAGTAGTGTTGAACCAATGGAACATAAGATCACTCTGTGATGGGTTTCCAGTGCCGCGGTTAAATACACGCTGCAAGGTACGATATTCGTACCTCTGTAAACCCTTGTTAACACGAGTGCGGCCAGAAGGCACGCAGTCAGCTAACCACAGACCATCGCGGTTACCAGGAGGTGCATATGACAAACCAGAAGACTCAAGTCTTTTGGCTAGCCACCCGGCAGTACGAATGAAACCCTTTTCGTACAACCGGTTCTGCAACTCCACAGTAGCTGCGAAGTTCTCAGGTTCCCTGATGTTATAGGAGATGTCTCTGCGAACACGAGCAATTGTTACATCGCGTCCGCGGAAATAATCTCCACCGCAAGATTCTCTGAACATCCCTGTCCAGAAGCTCTTGCGGCGGTTTACAACGAGACCAAAGGCCTCGAGTAAATCCGATACATCAGATGCACTGTCTGTGGGAACGACAATGTCGTCTCCATAGACTGAGATATCAGAGCTTGCGGAAACAATATCGCAAGGTCTGATTCTCGATGTACCACGGCGGGAACGTGCAACGCCTAAAGAAGCTATGGCAAAGAAAGCCATTGATTCGAAGGCGAAGCACATTGCCGATCCCATCGGCGCAAACTTCTCAAGACGTATTAAACGTCCATTGTAGTTTGCCTGAGTTGAACGACATGCAAATACCGACTTCCTAAGAAGTGGGTAGTTTTTAAGCATGAAGTTCACCACAGAAAGATGCAGACGATCACTAGCTTCACTAAGATCTAGTGTAGCTACTGATCCATCTCGGGAGCCCTGAAGAGCGAGCAAACGATTCCTCGTTTGATCATTCCAAGAGCATCCACGCGTAAGGATAGATTCTTCAACTCACTTAGAGAGAGAAGAAAGTATCCCTTGCTGGACCCACTGCATTGACGTGGGTTCCATAGCAATTAAACGCGGCGTCTTAGCCGTTTTGGGCACAAGAGTGATTTTCATAGGAATTTCACTCTTGGGAGAGAGGTTGGCATGACACATATTGAAGTAGAGATCACTGTAGTTAAGGTATGCAACCTTTCCTACATCAAACACAGCATCAAGACGCCGTGTCCAAGTGTCTCTGGCAGAACTGTACTTTGGAATTCCAAACGTACGGTCTGCCGTCATGCCAGGGCCATGCTTGAAATGAATGCTCTCAAGATCCTTTTGGGATCTTTGGAAAACATTCCCAAAGAGAACTTCCACAGTAATGCGGAAGTCTCGGTCAAGCATCCCGAGAATGCTCTTACGAGCAGTTCTCAGATCTCTCTCAACATTGAAGAATCCTTCAATAGCAGATCTGGACCGTTTTTCGTTTGGAAGTTCAAACTTCTTAGCGAAAAGGCCAAGAATCTGCCGAAGAAATCCAAGAGCTTGATCAGCTAAAGGATTTTTCTTCAATCGTGGTACATCCCCCTTAAAGTCGAACAAGTATCCAAGGAACTCCTGTAGAAATACGGGACTTCCTCTCCTCTCTTTCCAGAGACGAGAAGGGATCCAAGTCTCTTGAGCCACACATTGAAGCAAGTGGCTCTCGAGAGCAGGAAGGGTTATCGTCAAAAACGATTCTCCTTCATGTTCGACACGTCGTTGGATGGAAATCCAACTACGAGCGGGGTTGACATGCAGCCGTGAGGCACTCTCGAAGAGTACCTCATGCAGTAGATCCATCGCATGCCTTTTCATAAATCCTCCTAGAGGTATTTATGCACGAGGCAGCTAGCAGATCTGAACGTAGAGCGTCCACACACTAACTCCGATCAAGAGTAGTGAGAGGACCAAGTAGATGAAGACGAGGGCGCCTATTGCTAGGCGCTCACGCCAATTCATCTAGCTCTCGAGCCCGATCAACTTCGTCAACACAGCATTTGAAGAAGCTGTGAGCTGTGTGAACAGCCCGGTAGCGATATTGATGCGGTCAGTTGTGGTGAATCCCACTTGTGGGAAATCCATCACAAGATAGACCGAACCAACATAACTACCATTGAGCGAAGTGAGTGGGTCAGCCGCGATGACAGTTTTGTCAACGCGAAACAGACTGCGAGTGCGTTTCGCACCCACAGTATGCTTGACCTGCTCAGTGACGGTGCGGTCAGCCGCCTGGTAAACTGATTCGTAACCCTCGATAGAAATACGAGGGAGAGAAACAGCAGAACCAATGGTGATTGACTGCGGATCTGCTAGTGCCATGATGGGTACTCCTGTTTGTTACGCTCCTCTTTTGAAGGAGACTAGAGTTGCGAGACTTGTGGTCTCTGATCAGATGGGGAGCCGTGACAAAGTCAGGGCTCCTAAGGTTACAATTTGTTGGGCTGAAAGCCCATCAAAATGAACCTTAAAACCGAAAGGAGTGGCCTTAAGCCGTCTATAATACAGAATACGAAATTCTGTCTCATGACGGTACATGAGATTAGGCTCAGTAAGAACAGAAGAGGAGAAAAGTTCAGAACGAACTTTGAACCATTTCTCCTGGATCTGAGTTACATAAGCGTAATCGACATGAAGGCCGACGGATTGGACTTGACGCATATAGTCAAACATTTTGCCTATATTCGTGAACCAATCCATCATCCAAGTCCAAGGTGACAATTCCCACGCAAGAACAGGAGCAGCTCCACGTTGAGTAATACCCAAATAGTGGAGACGCAAGAGTTCATGCAAGTCGGAGTTGGAGTAAGTATGAAGAATCTTCGCGTCGTCTCCAGGAAGGAGACGTTCGAGTTGATATTCATACGCTGCAGAAAATCGCAGCCTTTCCTTCAACACTGACATCTTGGAGACACGGTAACCGCGGCCGCTAACACCAGTCGTAAACCCAACTTGCTTAAAGGGTCTAAGACCGTTAACGGCTCCGGAGGAGGACCACGGATGACTTACAGGGAGGTATGCCGAGAATGAAAAACGACTATTCTCAGTACCCTCCTTGAAAAGGTCATACGAGCTAGTTACCTTTTCAGGAAACTGGCGACGCCTCCTAACCTGTCGGTGATTGTTCCGGATCCACTCATTGATAAGATTATCAATGTCATGGGCAGCCTTTAAGATAGCCCGAATATCATCAATAACGGGTTTAACGCCGAAGATGTACGTCAAGTACTCTCCAGCGACCCGCCTGATGATTTCAGGTCTACCAAATAGGTTTCCCTTGAGCAAGGTTTTGTAGAGAAATGCGGGTAGTCCTTCCCGCAGAATATCTCCAACATCTTGCAGTAGATCAGTTTTCACACGAAGGGGATCATAGTCAAGAACTAAGTTCTGACCGAGATCTTCTAAATGTGAATCTGTTATAGCCCACGATGGTGTGGTCGTCGGATCACCTAAATAATCCCCTAGTCCAGAGGACTGAGGGTATAGGGAACAGATGATCTCACCATGTGAGCCTGCACGGATTGGTCCAAGAGAAGCTTGAGGACCAGTCAAGAAACTGGAGTGCATTTTCAAGTACTCCTGTTTCTTATACGGATGACCTAAGTCATCAGTAGCGTACAGATTGAGCAATTCGTAGTAGGACAAAGGAATTTCTTGTCCTGCTTGCGACATTGCCCGAATATAACCGGCGCCACTTCGATGAGAAGTGACGGGAACTGGAAAGGTAACATCCCCTGGTCTATAAGAAACAAGACCAGGCGCTTGCGTCGTGAGCCCTAATGAGGTGCTCTTGTCGCGACACGAGCCTCTAAGAGGACTCTTAGAGGCAGTCGATGAAACCATTCCACTCACCATTGGAACATTCCTTTCGGGGATATACTCTTCCCTTTCTACAAACGTAGGGAAGAGGGAGCCAGGCTGAACTATGTCAACCCTCCGGGGCCTCCTTA